ACGCCAGCATCAGATACGAAGTCGAGAAGACCAGCAGCATCAAGAGTGCGGTTTCCGCCATCAGTTCCACCGGCAATCAAGCCAGCGACAACTGCAACGTCGGTTGCTTTTGCGTATGCGTACTCCATTTGACGAACGAGTTCATCAAAGAACGCTGGTGAAGAACGATCAAGAAGTTCAACGGAGAAAGTCTGTCCGCCAGCATACTTCTTAACGGATACTGAAAGGAATTCGTTTGTCATTCCTGTTTCATCAATTGCAGCTGCTTCAGCTTCTTCGCCGACAGTTGGGACTGCGGTGAGCTTAGGAATCTCGAAAGACATTCCTGCATCTGGTAGAACGCCGCGAGATACCGAATCAACGGCTGGGCGATCTGCATTTGAGAGTGGGTTGATGATCTCAGTCAATTGACGTGTTGGAATGAGACCTGCGTTGTTGCTTGTGGTGTCGTCGGCAGCCATAACGTACTGACGAGCAACATCATCTCCGAGCTTTGCGCGAACGCTGTTCTCGAGATACTTCGCCTTTGTGAATTCAAGGCGAGGAGCGGTGTAGAACGCTGGGCGTGATGCCGAGACGGTCTCCACCTTGGCAGCTTCTACCGTTTCTTCGGCAGGAGCTGGAACGGTAGTGTCTGACACTTGTTCTCCTTCGGTTGGTGTGTCCGCTTCAGCGGTTGCTGGAGCAGAATCTTCTTTGGGTGTTTCATTCTCGGAAGCAGCGACTTCGCTAACGCGAGCCGAATCAATTGCTGGATCAGTAACGAGAGAAACTTCATCGAGCGTTGCAGAAGTTATTTGCATAACGCCTTTGACATTTGTCCATTCGTTGATTTGTGCGCCAACGCTGAATCCATCGCGCAATCCTTCGGTTGCTTCAACTAAAGCATCTTCCCCAGCCATTGTGTTAGCAATCTTAAATGTAGCTACAATGCCGGATGGCGTAACTTCGTGGCTCATCAATTTGCCAATTGGACGTGTGCGGTCGTGCTCAAGTAGTAACTTGACTGGCTTCATCTCGATTGAGTCAGCAGCGAAGATGGTTGGTCCGACGCTGGTATTTCCCTGCTCGTTCCAAGTAACAATAGTGCCACTAATCGTGCGCTTCACAGTATCGGCCGCAGTAACGACCATTGGCATATTTATCTTCATCGGATTAGGTCTTCTTCCTCTTGAATCTGCTCGATGCTCATCGCGCCGATGCGGTTAAGGATTTCATACACTTGCGCTCTTTCTAAAGGATTGCCGCGCAAGAAATCATCAAGGTCAAAACGTACTTCAGTTGTCGCTGGAACGAAATCTGGCATTGATAGACGCTTCTCGATTGCAGTCAATAATGGGCGCAATGAGAAATCAACCAGTGAGCGCCGTTCGTTGATCGAGTTTGAGTAAGTCATTGAGGTCGTTTCGGCGCTCAGGAAGTACGCTGGAATTCCAGCTGCTCGAGCCAATTCTAATGCGACATATTGACGAGCCTCAGCTAATTGTAAAGATTTTGGATCGTAACCAAATTCTTTAAGATCAACGTCAGCATTAAGGAAAGCGGTCGAGCGAGTTTGCCGAGCAGTCCGCCAAGCAGATAGCAAAGACGAAACTCTCTCAGCTGTAAGATTAGTTCCATTAGATTTAAGAACCATCGATGGATTTGGCTCTTTTGCATAGTTGACTGCTGCGTTCTCAAGATATACGGCAGCACTGACAGTTTTGCCAGCGCGGTGCAAGAATCCTTCATCATAACCATCGAAACGAATGATTGAGCCGACTCCGTTAAGTGGGACGTCCATCCCATCAACCTTGTACGACTCAATCATCGTATTTCGGAAATTCGTATCAACTGTAACGCGGTCAGGCGATACGCGAGTCCAAGCGCGGACTTTACCGCCATCGGTAGCTGAATACATCTCGAGGACTTGTCCATAACCAACGCCATAAAGCCAAATATCTTCGGCTAACCAAGTATAAATAACACTTCCTGGAACGCGAGGGTCTGGCTGATTAATGACGCGCAATGGATCAACGTGTTCGCCAGTAAGTTTGTTATATTGCTCTAGAGGCAATGATCCTGTTGTGCCGCAAATGATATTTCTAGCGCGAGCAATTGATGGAACACTCATAGCAAGCTGACGCGTTGTATTTGTAGCGCCGCCGAGAATATTATAAACCGAATCAGTAATTTGGACGGGAGTTAGTGCGGCAGTAACGTCGCTGGTTTTTTGCGGCGTTTGCGCGGTTATTTGTGGAAAGAAGAAATCTTTGATAGCACCCATTAAGCGTTTATTGTAAGGGCGTCGTGTTACAAGATAACTATATCGACGCCATCATTTGCTTTAGTGGCGTAATGAGTGGCCATTGCCGAAGCCACGGCCCCAGTGATAATTGCATTTGAGACCTTACGACCCATTACCCAACCGCCATCACCGAAAGGCAACTTGACGGCGGCTAGGCAATGTTTAGTCAGCTCATCTTGTCCCGAGTGAGCCAACCGCTGAGACGAGATTGCTCCCAGTAACTCATCGCAGCTTTGCGCATAGTCAAGACCATCGATCGGTTCAGTCCTAATTCCTGCCGGAGCCAATCGCGCAGCTACGGCCGAAGCAGTTCTGGCTGAATAGGCAACCAACTGCACCGGATACTTGCGCACCCATTCCGCCAAGTCATTGGCCAAGGCTTTGTCATCAAGGTTGGCAGGATTATGCCAAGTTTGCAGCAGAATCACTTGGAATCTGTCGCCCTCGAGCTTTTGACTTGCTACTAGCGCGGCTTGTTTGCGGTCTGGACTGAGATCGATAGCCAACCAAGTATCAGCCTCGGGATCAAGTCTGAGACCCTCGACTCGACAAGATTCCCATTGCGACGGATTGATGACTGGGTTGATGGTATCGACCCATTGACATAAGACTTCTGTGCGCACAATGTCTTCGGGGTCTGACAATACGGCACGGATATTATCTGGATGGACTGTGTAGCCAAGTGACGGATTAGCTTGACAGACACCTAGCCAGAAGTCTGGCGAGTTATCAAACTTAATCCCATTAGGCGCTGACCACTCGAACCAACCAATGTCGTCGTTGGATCCGTGAATGGCTGCATACGCTCTTTCGCGTAATTTGTTCAAGACGATTGAGTGCTGATCTCCAGCATTGGAATAAACCCATATTTGAGGATTTGGGCTCGCCATTTGGGTATAACGCAAAGCAGACCAGACGTCTTCGTCTTTATACTCTCGAGCTTCGTCTAAGTGAATAGTTTCTGGCGCAGCAATTCCTCGACCGGCTGAGTTATTAGCTCGGACGATATATCGACGGCCTTCAGTAAATTGCAATTCTTGAAAGCCTTTACTTTCTAGCTTCTTGGTAAATTCGGCGGCTAGTCGAGGTGTCTGCTCAATGATTCCGTATATCTTGTAGAACAATTCGGCGCTTGTGGTGAGTTTGTGAGCCGTATGGACTTGTAATTTCTCTTTGAGAACGTAGATTCTGAACAGAATTTGGAGCGCCATAAAGGTTGATTTGCCTTGCTGACGTGCGCACAAAAGGGTAACGACTGGGTGCGCCCATCGGCCGTCGGGTTTGTATTTGAGCGAATGATGGGCCAGCCATTGTTGCCACGGCAACAGTTCGTAGCCGATTTCTTCGCAAAACTTAATCATTTGCTCGCCGTGAGAGGGTAAATCGTTGAGTTTGGTGTGAATTCGTGGGTTTGGCACACCACGGTAAGCCGATTCCTCCCGAGTACGGGCTAGAACTTTTGAGTCGCGCCCAGAGTCGGCCAGAGGCTCACTCATAATGCCTAGTCGTTCCATTTTCAGGGAAAATCTTCCCAATGGGGGTCGTGGGTGTCCCAACGCGCTCAAAAAAAGTGGGGGCTATGCGATCTCTTTTACCACTATTGCATTTGTTACAAGCGCAAACCATATTGGACGCTTCGTCGGTACCGCCTTTAGATATTGGAATTAAATGATCGACAGTATTTCCATATTGACCACAATAATGGCAAGTAAAGTAATCACGTTCCAACACTTGTTTCCGCACTCGCTGATAGTACGCAGAGTTATACCGTTTATGTGTCAATGCCAGCCCTTACGATCAAAGTGATCTAAAGCTTTGCAACTATCGCCGTAGCGATGGTGGATGTATTTAATCGATGCAAGTATTTGTCCTCGAGGACTTAAGTCTCGATACCAAGTGGAACGCATTTGACCAAGGCCGTAATGCGATCCATTACTTGCTTTCGGATTCCACCTTGACTCGTAATAA